AATTCCGTTTGACAAAGATGCTGTTTCTACGCAAACGGCAGCGTTCTTTCCTTCTGCTGCCGCAGCAGAAAAAAGGCACAAAAAATCGCCCTTCCGGTTCCCCGAAAGAGCGATTCAAACATTTTATGAAGTTGTTTTACGTGATCAGATACTGATGGTGTTACATACACTTCCCTGCCTCAAAAATCCATCGTATCACCGAATCTTTTTCAAAGAAATGCTCGCTCCAGCACTCTTTCTGCCCAATCCAGCCGCGCTCAATCGAGTCTAGTTGCTTTGTGGATTTGAAATCATCTTATAATATCACAAAACTCCCAAAAATAAAAGTCCCTGCAACTTTCGCTCACAGCTCCCACTCAGAGCTATAAACGATCGTTGCAGGGGCTTTCTTCATCTTACCGGTCACTCCATTTTGAATTTCTCAAGACATATCCTGTCTTCGGTGAGCGCCAGATGAAACTTTTTCAGGCGTAGCGAAAGAATCATTCAGCTTGGACTCGTGTGGATCGACTCCTTCTCCCGCGCCGCCCAAATATCAATTACTTGCTGTTCTTTGCCCGCAGCCGCTCGTACTCCTTGTCAGCCGCGATGGCTTCCTTCGTGAAGGAGTTGTTCTTCCACCATGCAACGAGGGCCGCGATGACCGTAATGCCGCTCGTCACCAGCTGGTTGAGGGTCTCGCTCTCGATGGGCAGCGGGCTCTTGCCGAGGGCACACAGCACCTGGTTCAGCAGCGCCAGCAGCAGGCAGGCAGTACGGGCGATGGTGCCAGCAGAGATCTTGAAGTTCATAGTCTTATCCCCTTTCGTGTTCATGTTCGTGTGTTTCGATGTCGGTCATTCTGTGGTTCAGCACCTGAATGTCCCTCTGGATGACCGGGATCTTCTCCGCAAAGCCGTTGTGCTTGCGGACTTCCCGTGTCAGCTCCTCAATTTTGTACTCCATCACGGCATTGGACCGCGAGTTCGCGATCAGCACGCCGATCAGGGTCACAACGCCGCTGAGGATGGCGGCAATGACGGTCTCCATCGGCGCTCACCCCTTCCACCGGCTTTTCTCTTTGCGCACGTCCACATGCACCCAGCCGTTGGCTCTGCCCAGACCGGGCGGGTAGATGCCGCAGCCGCCGGCATTGCCCAGCAGCTTGTCCGCATAAGCATACACGTTCTCCACGCTGATGCCCTGCACCCGAATGTCCGCTGCCTTGCCGTAGCAGTGCTGACTGTAAGTGGCACCGCCAACGGCCTTGTTGTGGCTCGCCGTGCGGAATGCACTCGTAATGGTCACCGGCTTGCCGAAGTGCACCCGAATCTTCTCCAGAATATCAACGAGCTCCGTGTCGATAAACACCGGATCGCTGCCATCGCGGCAGTAGAACTCACGTACTTTGAAATGTTCCGAGAGCTGTGTGTTGCCATTTTTCAAAATGGAATATGCTTCCAGACTCAAAATATCACCCTTTCTTTCAGATTCGGAACGAGCCGTTCACCCGTTTCAGTGTCATGGATGCCGCCAGTGGTTCCAGCCGAAGTGCCGCTGTCTCCGCCTTCGGGAGTGCTGTTGCCGCGATCTGAATATCACCCGTGACCGCATCCATTTTGATTTGCGCCAAAAGCTTGTCCTCGTCCATGGTAACGTAAGTGCCCGTGCAGTCCTCGCCGCCCATGGTCAGGCTCACTTCCAGCGTTGTGTTTTCCTTGTCCTTCACCGCGAGGATGTTCTGGTAGCTTCCGCCGTCCACGACCAAGTCCACCATCGGGTTCGTTTCGGTCACGCCCGTGCTCAACAGCCGGTGGATGGCGTGGGTCTCGAAGGCTCCCACTTCCACCGTGCACTCTGCCTTCACCCCGCCGCACTCGGCCGTGATGACCGCGGTGCCCTTTTTCAAGCCCTTTACGGTCCCGTTTTTCGTGATCTCCACGATGCCCTTCGGCGCGGCGGTCACCGTCACCTTGCGGAAGAAGGTGTTCGTCGGCCCCACGCCCACAAGAAGCTGGAACTCCATCCCCTTCGTCAGCTGAAGCGTCTCCACGTTCATCACAACGGCCCCTACGTTCAGGGTCTTCATGGTGGGGTGCAGGTTGTACTCCAGTGTGATGGTCGAATGCCCTTTGCTGCTCTTATACTGGCTCACCCAGATAAGGCCTTCGTAGTAGTGGGCGGGGTTGTCTTCCAGTGCCATGCGCACCCGCTGCCCTTTCAGGGTCTCGCAGATGGTGGTGTAAGCGGTCTCCCAGTCCCAGTTCGGAATATCATTCTCGAGGTAGAACTCGATCTTTCCGGTGCGGTTGTCGAAGGTCGGCTTGCCCGAAACGCTCTGGCTGTAGTCCAGCGCACCGTCGCGTCCCGGCACGGTCACAAAATTTGTGCGCTCGATGGGCGGGCTGATGACCGGCCGCGAGGATGGGATGAGAAACCAGTTGTCCCAGGTGTTGATGTAGTCCTCGCCTACATTGATAATAAGAGAATGATACATCCTTAACCTCCGCTGCTCATGTACCGGATCGTGGACTGAATGGCCTTCCACGCCTTACCCGCCGTGCCAAAGGTCGAAGCCTGCAGGGTGGTCAGGTTGGTCGTGTCACCAAAGGTAAATTCCTTTTCCTCGGGTGCATCCAGCGGGATGACTTCTTTCGTGCAGAGGATCCAGTTTTTCAGTCCGTGCGCTTCGCTGATGCACCGCACATTCTTGAGGAATCCCAACCGGTCCACGTCCACGCCGGTATCTGCAAGATCCGCGGCGTTGATGGTGATGCTGCCGGTGAACTGATCCTGGTTATATTTTTTCAGTTCCTCCAGACCTTTTGCCCGCAGGGATTCCGGGCTCGACTTCGTGCCGTCCACCGTCATCATGCGCTGGCACAGGCCGTACAGTTCAATGGATTTGTCGTTTCGCACCTCCACCTTGATGGGACTCGTGCTCGAGAAGATCCACCAGCCGCTGGTCGCATAGCCCATCACGATGATGGAGTTCACGATGGTGTTCGACTTCAGATAGTACGAAAGGTCCAGCAGGTTCACGCCGAACTGGATCACTTGCTCCGATTCGTCCGTGACTTCCGCCAGATAATCGAGATACCGCCGGTAGACCTTCTTTCCGTCTTCCATTTTGACGGTTTTCCGCACCCGCAGGAATCCCCCGTAGTTCCCCACGAGGTTCGAGTACAAAACGCTCCAGCAGTCACTGATGGCCTTCGTTTCGGTGGTATCCTTGTCTGCGTCCGGCTTTACCACGGTTACAGAACCCAAATTGAAGGTTTTTCCTTCGATGGCGAAGTTCGTTCCGTAGTCTCCGTCCGGCGTTACGGCAAGGCGTACCAGTTCTTCGGTGGCATAGGCCCGGTTCTCGATAATGCAGTCCCGGTCCTGCAAATATCCAAGTTCCCCCTCACAGGTCACTTCGATATCCAGATCAAAGTTCTTGTTCAGCTCGGTCACATACCCCATGAAGATCTCCATGCCGTCTTCCTCCACTGAGATCACGGTGGTCTTCAGGGCCAGCTTGTCGTAATAGGGGTTTATCGCCGGGACGGTGAAGACAAAGGAACCGAAGCTGTTCTTTTCCAGTGTCAGTTCCGGCTCCAGAACGATCGGCAGCGCCTCGTCGGAAGCATCGTGCAGGGCGTGCCGTTCGGTCCAATAGTAGCCGGTTCTGTCTGCATTGCCCGCGATCTTCCCAATGTACACCGCATAGCCCTGCTTGTAGGTCATGCGGAACAGGTAGTGCTTTTCTGCGGTCGCTGCGCCGTCGGTCACCCGCACGGTCAGCTTGTGGTCCACGCCGTACTCGCCCAGCGGCAGCAGTGCGCTCCCGACCCATACCGTGTTGTTGTTCTGCCCGTCCACGGGTGTGTAGGTCCGCAGCACCGTCTTGCCGTCCAACAGTTCGGTCACGGTCATCTCGTCGCCGTCCTCGTCGTGTACGCTGTATGCCACCCGGAAGTCGTTGTGCTTCGTGTGCACCTGCTCGGTTCCAAAGTAGTAGCTGCTGATTTCCGGGACGTGGTTTCCCCGCAGGATGCCGTCCTCGCCGACGCCAGCCGTGTCGTACAGTACGATGCAGGGCAGGACATATGCCGCCTCGTGTCCGTGATTTTTGCTGCTGGTATCGTAGAGACGGTTGTTGATGATCCTCGCGATGTAGACCGCGCCGTACTTGTCACCGTCCTGCACATACGTGTTGCTGTCGGGGTCCAGCTTCGTGTCGTAGTCATCGGTCGTTGAGCGCAGCAGCAGGGATACGTTGTTTCCAACGCTGCTCACCAGTGCATTCACGACCGTGGAACTGAGCCGGTCGCCGTCCGAATAGGACCACGACGCCAGATCACCTCGCGAGAGGATGAAAAAGCGGTGCGATCTTGTCGAAGTCACCGTACTTCCGTTCGGCGAATACTTGATCCGCACCGGCTTGCAGGCCGCAAGGGTCAGCGCATCGAATACACCCTGGTAGTAGTTTTCCAGCACATCCGGGATCTTCGAGTCTGTGTCGTACTTCGCATATTCCGGCAGCTCGTAACTGTTGCTGCTCGATTTTTCCCACTCGTAGGAGCCCAGCACCCCCGCCCGGATCAGCATCGTGTGTCCGCCGCCGTTCACATCGCTCTGGTAGTTGTGCTTCGCCACGATGTAGTTCACTTTGCTGCCGCGCTCCAGCATCGGTACGATGGTCCCCTCGGCAAGGCTTCCAAGGCTTGTTTTCATGTCACGTCACCTCACCTTCGCCGCCACACGTCTGCCCATCTCGCTGTCGATGTATCCGATGGTCTTGCGCCCGTTGATGTTCACGCTCATGCCCTTGATGCTCTGGGCCACGCCGTCCATGTGGGCCCCCAGAGCGCTGATGGCATTCAGGGTCTCCGCATTCGATGCCTGCTTCAATCCATTTTGAATTTCAGCCTGTGCCTCGATCTGGGCGGCCATCTTCCGGCTCACATCGTCGTCCAGGGTCATGGCCTTCGTGGTGGCTTCAAAGGCTCCGGCCGCCTCGTCTGCGCTCTCGATCACGTTCGAAAGGTCTACCACCGGCGTGATCTGGGGCGTGTACTCGTAGTCATCCCCCATGACCCGGTCGATGGTCGAAAGGGCTCCCCGTGCGATGTCCACGGCGTTCTCGGTCATGTCGGTCACGGCGTTGTCCACATCGTCAAAGCCGTCTTCCACGCCGTCCGCAAAGTCCTTGTTCAGGTCCTTGCCCACGTCGTAGATGTTGTTGTCCGACTGCTTCTTCCGGCTGTTCGCATACCATGCAATGCCGCCGATGACCGCCGCAATGGCTCCCACGATGAGGAATACCCACCAGAATTCGGAGAGGAAGCTCATCAGCACACCGCCCACGTTGCTCAGTACGGTGCCAATGTTGCCCAGCGTTTCGACCACGCCGCCGCTTCCCTGCGCCATCGTGCCGATCTCGCCCATGGCCTGTCCGATCACCTCGGTCAGCTGCCCCGAGCCATTTTGAATTCCGGGCAGGATGTCTTCGGCAAACAGCTTTGCCACCCATTCCCGGGCACTCTTTCCTGCATCGCTGAAGGCAAGGTCCATGCCGAATGCAAAGGCAGACGCCACCGCTCCGCCCCAGTCACCCTGCAAGGCACTGGAGATGGCCGAGATGAATTCGGTCTCCATCTGGATGCCTTCGTCGCTGGACATCCAGCCAAATGCGTCGCTGAAGGTCTGCTTCATGCCTTCCGACATGCCTGCGGATACCTTCGTCATCACGGTCTGGAACGCCTTGCTCACTTCGCCCCAGTGGTCCTGGATCGAGTTTGCAAAGATCAGCATGGCCCGCTTGCCCGTGTCTTCCATGTTCAGCGCATCGGCCAGGTTGGACGCGAACCCGATGAACGAGCTTTTCGAGGAGAGGATCTCCGACTGCTTGCTGTCATAGGTGTCTGTTCCCGGGGTCAGCTCCGCCAGTTCTGCCTGCAGCTTGTTCGTCTGCTGCATCTGGTAGTTCAGGTTCTTCAGGGCGGTCACCGTGGAAAGGATGGCGCTGGTCGTTCCCTGGAAGCGCGCTTTCCGGGCTTCCTCGCTGTCCTTGCCGTACTGCTCCACCGCCTGCTCGTAAGCGCTTTCCCGTTCGCTCAGGCTGCCGTCATCGTAGGCCGTCGAAAGGATGTCCATCCGGGTCTGCATCCGGCTCTGTGCACTCGAGATCGCGTCGATCTGCGCTTTGATCAGCTCCAGTTCCTGGTTCGCAATGTCCGCCTGCAGCTTGGCCGCTTCGGTCTGGGCGTCCAGCAGGTCGTTGTAGGCTTCCAGCGTCCGCAGGTCCTGTTCGCCGTACTGCGCCTTGAGGGTGTCGTACTGCTCCTGGGCGTTGGCAAGCTTCTTCTGCTTGACCTCAAGTTCGGCCGTCATGTACTCGGTTTCCCGGTTCAGCTTGTCGGTCTTCGTGGCGGTCTTGTCGTTCTCCGCCGTCCACAGGCTGTACTCTTTCTCCAGTGTGCTCAGGTTCGTGTCGTAGCGTTTCGCCACATCTTCGAACAGGTTCGTGTACTGCTCGGCTTTCAGCTTTGCAAGGCTCGTTTTCTCGCTCAGCAGGTCCGCGTAAGCTTCCTTTGTTTCGGTCTTGTCCGCGCCCCATTTTGAATAAAGCTCGTCGTACTTTGCCTGTGCAATGGCCACCCGGTCGGTCTGGTTCGCGATCTCCGCCGCAGCATTCTCGGTCTTCTTCGCCAGCAGCGTGTCGGCGTCAGCCGAATACTGGTTCTCGATCTGCCACAGCTCGTATTCGCTGTCCATGGCTTCCCGCAGGGCCTTGTTGGCCTCCAGCCGGGTCTTGTACTTCTCGCTGATCTGCTGGGCGAGGGTCTTCTTGGTTTTGCTTTTCGTGGTTGTTCCTGTAGGATTTTCATCGGTGTTCCCACTATCGCCATCCGGGTTCACCAAAGAGCCCCAGAATTTGCTCCAGTCAATATCATCCGCTTGCTTGCCCTCTGCCATATAGGCTGCTCTGAGTTCTTCCTGAAGCTGCGCACGGTATTCAGGGCTCAGCACCATGTTTTCGAGTTCTTTTTCGATTTCGGCAGAGGTGCGCTGTGTAGTTGTTCCGGTAGACTGCGCACCGCTTAACCCGAGACCACTTCGGAAAGCATTATGTGCCCTTACACCAAGGTTTTCCATGAAGGAGCAGAGATTATCCGCCTTATTCGCTACACCCTCGCCGATATCGCTTACAAAGAGCTGCCCGTCTTTCATGCTGACGCTCGTGCTTGACTGAAGCCCCAATTCGTTGCTGAAGGTGTCGTTCATTCCATTAGCGAGAGCCGCCATCGCAGATTTTGCGGCGTCGGTATTATTGCCAAGGCCTTGAATCAACCCGTCAACAATATAACCTGCATCTTCCGCAGCAAGTTTCGAAGGCGAATGAATCCCCCAGAATACTTTAAATGCTGTTTGTGCCGCTTTTGCTAATCCGACGATTCCTGTTGCCGGCAAATCCGCGCCCTCTGCAATGCCTTCAGCGTATCCGGCTGCAACATTTTTGCCGCTTTCCTTTGCGGCATCAACTGCATTATTCACGCCAAAGGGATCTTTGATTTTCTCCCAAAGCCACTTGCCCAGATCCGTAAGCTTCGAACCGATATACGAGAACACATTTCCAAAAACTGTGTCGATCGTTTCAAGAATTCGAGGCGTGCAGGCGATCAAAACATCACAAAGCGCATAGATCAGCACTTCGACCGTAGCTTCAATTTTCGGCATACAGGTAATCAGAACGTCGCAAAGCGCTGTGATGAGTTCAATCAGCGCATCTCCGATCGCGGGCGCAGCCTCTGCAATCGCATTACATACCGCCACAACGATTTCTGCAATCGCTGTCGCAATGCTTCCAACTGCAGTGCCAAGCCCCGCGATGACACCTGCAATGAATACTCCGACAGCCGCACCCAATGTTCCAAGTGCCCCAACGAGCACGTCCATTTTGAGCGGCATCAGACTGACGGCAGCCATCGCCCCAAGCAGCAGTGCAAAACTTCCTGCCAAAAGGCTCAAGGCCAGCGAAACACCGATAACGATCGGTCCGATAAGCGATAGCCCTCCTACCGCAATCGCAAAGATTCCCATCGCGCCGCCGAGCGCCAGCAGCCCATGCCCGATTTCCTCAAGCGACATTTCACTGAAGGTCTTCAGCGGGGAAACCAGCGCATTCAATGCGGCTGCCATAATGAGGAAGGATGCTGCACTGGCAAGTGAACCCTTTACCAAAGTGAGCGCAATGCCCATTTCGATCAATCCGCCGCCAAGGGCTGCTAAAGCGGCCCCGATTTGCTCAAGCGACATACCGCCAAGATTCGCCATTGCATTCGAGAGGATAAGCAATCCACCCGAAAGAATCGTCATCGCGACAGCGGTCGAGAGAATATGATCGGCAAAAGACGACAGAAAACTGAATGCCGCAATTTCAGCCAGCAAACCGCCAACGGCAGCCAGCCCTCTCCCGATTTGTTTCAATGACATCTTGCTGAAGGCTGTTACAGATTTTTCCAGCACGGCAAGAGCTGCTGCCAAAATCAGGATTCCTGCGGCTTTTCCAACCGAAAGTTCGCTGAATTTGCTCAGTGCGGAAAACGCAGCAACTTCTGCCAGCAATCCGCCGACAGCAACCAATCCTTTTACGATTTCGTCCCACTCAAGGCTGCCCAGTTGTTCGATAGCGCCAGCTAGGACACGAACTGCGGCTGCCATGACGAGCATGCTCATCGCATGCTTTGCACCATCAGGAGCCCATTTTGAAATTGCGATCTGCGCAGCGACCAGTTCGGCCATTACGGCTCCGAGAGCGATCACCGAACTGACCAGTTTTTCCGAATCAATGTCCGCGATCTTTTTCAGTGCAGATGAAAGAATCAGCACACCAGCCGCCATAACGACCATGGAGCTTGTTCCCTTGCCCACTTTTTTGGTCTTTTTCGTGATCTCGTCATAAATCGCAAGGGCCGCCAGAAGTTCAATAAACAGCGAGATCATTGCACCGACGGATGCTGCCAGTCTCTCCGGCTTTACCATCGAGAGCACAACCAGCGATCCTGCCAGAATTGCGACTGCCGTTGCAATCGTCTTGAGCGTTTCGGCATTCTTGTTGTTTTTCCATGCCGCAATGGCTACACCAAGTTTGTTAAGCAGTTCGGTCACGCCGCCAACCGTATCTTTGATCGTGGAGCCGATATCTTTGAAAGCAGCAAGGAAGCCCTTGATGCCTGCAACAAGTCCGGCGATCATTCCGGCATTTGCAAAACCCCAGACAGCGTTTGTATTCAGGTTACCGAAAGCTCCGGATACGCCGCTGCCCAATTCTTCAAAAATTTCACCGATCTTGTCGGCCAGCCATTTCAGCTTTGGCGTGATAAAAGAAATAAAGTTTTCGAACCATGTACCAACAGCCTTGATCGGGTCAAACACGACAGAAGTCTTCGTTCCAAGCTCTATGATCCAGTCAATGACCTTCTGGATTCCTCCGGCCACCTTATCCAGAATATAGCTCAGCGTGCTCAGGACTTCGCTGAAGGTTCCCGTGATGTTGGAACTCTGCTCAAGTTTTACAAAATAGTCGCCAATGTTGGCGGCCAGCGTCAGCAGACTGTTTCCAACCGGAGACAACGATGTAAATACGGTAGCAATTCCGCTTCCGACGCCTTTAAGAAAACTCAGCCCCATCTTGATGACCGAGAAAAATCCTGCGAAGGCGCGCTGTACTTTGTCCGCAGTGTCTTCGCTCAGCTGAAGTTTCCCGGTAAATTCATCAAAAGCAGTCAGAGCTTTGTAAATGCCTTCGGATGTCGGACCGAGAATATCATTGAAAGCATCTTTCATAGGCTGGAGCGCCGCAGAAATATCATTCAGAACATTCAGGATTCCGTTGAACAGATGCTCTCGCCCAGAAGTCTGGGTCATCTTGTCCGCGAAATCAGAAATCGAGAGCGTTCCGTCGTCCACTTTTTCAAAGAACTTCGTAAACTTGCTCGAAATATTCTCTACTTCTTTTCTTGTATACCCAAGCTTCTTCAGCTCGGCGTCACTCAGATCCAGCATCTTTGAAAAGCCGTTTCCTGCTCCTCGCAATGCTTTTTCGAGGGTTTCGGTACTGAGCTTTCCCTTTTTCAGTGCTTCGCCGACTGCCGCTCCAAACGACCCGGCTTTTTCCACATCTTCGTCTGTAATGACACCAACATTGCTGAGCCCCTGATAAAGGCCGGTTTCCAGCAGGTCAGAAACATCTGACAGCCCGCTTTTCATCATCTGCGTCCAGCCGTTGTCAAAGGCTCCGCTCAGAAGATCGTTTCGGCTGTCTTTTCCCGCCGCAAACAAGTCCCACAGAGAATCTGTCAGATCTGTCCAGAATCCTTTCGCAATATCATAATTGCCAAAGATGATTTCAAAGGTTTCCAGCCAGCCCGAACTTACAGCATCTTTGGTAGCGTCGATTGCTTCGCTGAAACTTTTTGCCTCCTGTGCCGCTTTGAAGGCCTTCACTGTAGCTTCGTCATATTGGTCGGCCAGAGCCGCAATGCCTTCAGATGCATTTTTATAGGTTCCGTTATCAACGCCTTCCTTGATGGCCATGGTAAAATCGGCCAGTTTACCGAAGGCTGTTTCCATGACTTCTTTGTCCGCCCACTTCTTTGAAAGGGTCGAGCCAAATGTGCCAACGGTTACGGCACCTTTTTTGATCTTGCCAAGCTCCACGCCGGTGTCGATGATCTGTTGCTTTAGCTCTGCAGTCGCTACACCTGCCAGTTCCACCGATTTCCAGTCCATCAGGTTCAGGTAACCCTGGCTGTAGCTCTGATTCAGATTGTAAATGACGCGCTGGAATTCGCTTGCACCCTTACCTGCATAGGCCGTTGCATTGGCAATACCCATAATCATGGGGATCATCTTGTCAATGTCACCGCCCGCTGCCGTTAGCTGACCCAGTGACTGCGTCATGTCCGTGAAGCCGTAACTGGTCTCGTCCGAGTACCACATCAGCTTATCGAGGTAAGAGTTCACTTTGGTGATGCTCTTGCCCGTTGCGTTCATGATGGTCTGGACGCTGGCAGTCTTCTGGGCGTATTTGTTCCAGCCGCTGGTCACCTGGTCGATGGAAAGGCTCTTTACCAGCTTTTCTCCGGTGTCCATGGCCTGGTTCGTGATGCGCATCAATGCGGTCACGCCCATCACTTCCACCGCCGAGAACTTGCTGTTCAGGCTTTCCAGTGCACTCTGCATCTTGTCAAAGTCCACTTTTGCCGATGCGTCTTCAATTTTCTCAAAGCTTTTCTCGGCACCTTCCAGCTTCAGGCTTTCGTTCAGCGCGTTCAGGGTCTTGATGCTCTGCCGGGTGTTTCGCTCAAACTGCGCGTTGTCGAACCGCATTTCTACCACGCGCTCGTCAATTTCCTGACTCAAAGGCTCTTTACCTCCTTCCACAGTTCATCGGCCAGAGCACAAAAAACAGGACCCAGCGCAGGGTTGATGTAGTCCACTCCCTGCACATAGGCTCCGTTTCTTGTTCCGTGTCCGTATTGTAAAATGACCGCGATCGGCACGCCGTCCACGATGTTCGCGTTTTTCCAGCAAAGGGTCGCCCCGGTCTTGTCCATTTTGATTTCGTAGCTCCAGCTCGCCGCTGTCTTTCCGGTTGCTTTCGGTGTGGCTTCGTACAGCCGCTCCACCCCAAGCTTCCCATATTTTTCCAGGATGGGCTTCACACTCCAGCTTTTCACATGACTGAAAAAGGTCAGGCTTTTCTTAAAGTCGCCCTTCTGCCGGATGGTAAGTACCTTGCTCAAAAGTCCTCACCCCCTCGAGTGCATCTTCGCTCTCCGCTGAGCGTTCAGTGCCCGGATGTGCGCGGCCTGCTCCCGCCTGCCCATCTTCTCGGGCGGCATGTTTTCTTCGCCGCAGGCCCGGATCAGCGCCAGCAGCCGGTTCAGGTGCCACTTTTCACAGCTGAAGGGGATGCCGTAGCTTGCCATGGCGGCATAAAAAGTCTCTGCACTCTGGTACCGCGCTCGCCTTTTTGCGCTTTTGCGCTCTTTAAAGGTCGCGGCGGTCATGGGATCCTGAATATATCGTTGAATGGCAGCCATGTTCTCCCGGGTCAGCCGGTAATAGACGCCCGGGTCCACTCCCTGTGTCAGGGTCATGCACCGGACATAGTCCAGCGTTTCCTCCTGCGTCCTTGGCTTTGATTCGTCCAGAAACGGCTTGTGCCACTTGCTTTCCCATTTGGACAGGGAGAGCAGGCTGTGCTCCAGCCGCAGAACAGCGGGCTTGTCGTAGACAAATACATTGTTCCGGGCGTCCCAGCGCTCGTCGCCGGGGATCTTGATCTCAAGCATCCTTTCACTCTCCCTGTTTTTCAAATGTGTGTCTTTGTTCAGACAAAAAAGAAAAGGCTACCCGTTTTTTACGCGGATAGCCTTTCTGGATTCATTCCTCTCTGCAACGTGCCGGCATTTGTCGGACGGAGCGGTGAGAGGGTTCGTTTAGCCCAGCGTCAGGGCCGGTGCTGCATTCTGGGTCGCTGCCATCTCCATGGCAGGGTTCCGGTTCTGCGCATTCGCACTGACCGGGATCAGGGCGTTCACGAACTTGGTGGCGGCAGCCGTGTCGGTCACAAGCTCCATGTAGATGATGCTGTAGGCCGGGCTTGCCACGAATTCGGCGGTGTTGGCCTCGTTCTTCACAAACAGGCGGCCGTCCAGGCTTTTCTTGCCGTAGCTGCGCAGCAGAATGTCCTTGAACAGCTTCACCAGCTCCAGCTGGCTCTTTGCGGCGACGATCTTCTCAATGTAGCCGCGCATGCCGCCCTCCACGCTCAGCTGCATCTCGGTGATCTCCGCTTCGCTCAGGTTGAAGTAGAAATCCTCGGTGCGTTCGGTGCCGTCGTAGTCGGTGTAGGTAATGGTTTTCTTAACCATGATGGTTTCTCCTTTACTTCATTTTGAATTTTTCCGGGCTTACACAGCAGCCTTCACAGCGGCCAGCAGTTCGTCCGGGCTGGGCAGAGTTGCCTCGGCGCTCTCGGTGCCGTACAGCAGGTCTTCCACAGCCTTCATCTGCTTTGCGGTCAGCTCGGTGCTGTCGAACTCAGCCACAGCGGAAGGCTTGAGGTCGGCAATGTTCACGGGAACGGTGTCGCACTCCCAGCTGAAGGTCTCGGCATCCGGGCTGTCGTTCATGGTCTCGTGGGTCTTTTCCGCAGGCTTTGCGGTGGCGTTCCACACCACATGGATGATATAGCCCTTGTCCGGGTCCTCGTCGGTGCCCACCTTGGTCTGCCAGCTGAAGCCAAAGCCCTTGCGCTTCTGCTGGCAGATGCGCACACCCTTGACCGGGGTCGACAGGCCGTCGCAGGGCTCGAACTCCTCGGGGTACATGTACGCCTCAATGGTAAAGCTGTAGTCCTCGCCGGAGATCAGGCGTGCATACTTCATGTTGTCGGCCCACAGGTCGGTGGGCTCTGCGCCGCTGGGGCTCTCGGTCACGCCGGTCAGGCCGTTCCAGCCTGCGCCGTTCTCATAGCCTTCACCATCTGCCTTGGGGTAAACCACGCCATGCGAAACACCGGCATGGAACTTGCGCTTGCCGTCTTCATCCCACTTGATTTTTGCCATAGGTTTTATCCTCCTTTATAAATAGGTGTCAGTACCACACGCTGAATACGTCGTGGTATAAGTTGTCCGAAATAAATTGGCGGTCATGAGAAGCCTTTGCAAGCTCGCCCATGGCCGCCGTCATTTCGCTGTCCGGTTTTGTGTCGATCACTGTCACGGTGTAATGAAAGGTCTGCCGGTATACCCGGTCGTCCGCATCCCTGTTGCGAATTTTGGAAAGTTCGTAGCAGATGCAGGGGTACTTCATCCGCAGATTTGCGGGCGGCTGATAGTAGACATTTTCACTGCCGCACCGTTTCTTCACGATGGCACGCAGATACTTGTCCAGCGCCATTCGCCGTTCACTGAGCTTCACTGCCATGGTACAGCCCTCCCAGTGTCAGGGTCAGACGCGGGTAATCCACCGTCACGTCTGTCACTTTCCATTTTCCTCCGTAAAGCGTCACATACCGGAGATCGCAAAAGTGCTCCTGAATGTAAGGGTCTGCGATGACGCTTAGCGTGTTCGCAAGGCTGATATCATCGTTCACCTTGTCGCCGGACTGGATTCTGCGCGTGTTCCGCACAAGATCGCCGTAACAGTCACGCTCTGTCACGATCTCCGAGTAGACACTCGGCTCTGTCTCCTGGGTCTCAACAAATCCCAGCTTTCCAAACCACTTGCTCATAGCGCACCTTCACTCCATTTTGATTAGTTTATACTAACCTCAAAGCCTGAAGAATCAGGCCTTGGCGGTGTAGGTCACAGCAGTCTTGCCGTCGTAGGTCACAAAGCCTGCGCTGGTCTTTGCCACCGCCTGGCACAGCTCGGTGCCGTTATCGATCATCAGTCGGCCCAGCTTAAAGGCCTTCTCGCAGTCTTCCTGCGCAGCCTCGGTCTTGTGGTCGGCATCCTCGTACAGCTTGCCCTCATTTGCGTAGGCAATGTAGTTTGCCACATGCAGGTCATAGCCGGTCTCGTAACAGGGTTTCAGCATATCGGTTTACCTCCTTTTTAAGCAGCCCACTCAATGGCCATAGCGCTGTAGGGGCTGGTCAGTGCACCGGAGCAGCGGGTCTCGATCAGGTACTTCTGTGCATTGAAGTCGATGTCAAAATCATCGAACATGCTCACGGCACCGCCCTTGTCCGCACCCACGGTGTAGTCGGCCAGGTTCACGATCACGGCAGCCAGATTGCCGCCCTTGGCACCCTTGCGGCCTTCCATTTCGGGAATGGTCACGATCTTGGCAACGCGCAGCTTGCGGGCCAGTGCGGCCTCGTCCGTGTACAGCGGGCGGCCCATGCCGTCTTCCAGCAGCAGCATCTCGGTCAGGGCATCCTCAGTGGTAAACATGGTCGGGGTGCCGCTGCCGCGGTAGTCCTTGTGGGCACGGATGGCCTGCTTGATAAAGGCCTTGTACTTGTCCTCCACGGTGGTCATGCCGGTGGTCTTCACCTGTACCTTGATGGTAAACAGGTCGGCATCGTTGAACACCGGGCGGATGCAGTTCTCGTCGATCTTGTCGCGGCTTGCTGCCATGCGGCCATCGCCCAGAATGTAGGCCAGTGCCAGCTCACGGTTCAGCTTGTAGCGCATCTCGTTGCGCAGCCATGCCACCACGTCAAAGCTGGTAATGTCGATCACGTCGTCGCGATCCAGCTCCTGCTTCTTGTACACCGTGGTCGGGCCGGTGGAGCGGCGCAGCAGGCCGAATACCTCTTCGGTCTTGTAGTTGCCCTTCAGGTAGCCCTTGGCACGTGCATCGTCCTCGGTCAGGTCCGCAAACAGGCTCTTGAAGCGGCTGAACGGGATGTGCTTCACGCCGCCCATTACCACGCTCACCCAGTCGTCAGGCTTGTCAATGATGCGGGGCGGGGTGTCCAGCAGGCGATCTTCCGGGAACAGCCAGTCGATGTTGTCAATGCCGTGGCACAGGGCGTTCACTTCGCTGTCCTCAATGCCGGCATTTGCAAAAGCAGCCTTCATAGTGCCGCAGGTCTTGGCGGTCTTCACCACCTTGTTGATCTCGTCAATGCTGTGCTTCAGCACGCCCTGGTCCTTGTCGTTGTCAAAAACATTGTGCTTCACGGTTTCGTCCTCCTTGTGTTCATCATCCTTGCCGTTGTTGGCCTCTGCATTGAGGTCGTCTTCGTCAAGGCCTTTTTTTGCCATGCCCACCAGTGCGCAGCAGCACTCCTGCTGTTCGGGGGTCATGCTGTTGTACACTTCTTCCAGCGTCTTACCGCCTGCCTGTGCCATGTTGTCTTCCTCCTCGTCCAAAGGGGTGTCGTCGGGGTCAAGTCCGTGCTTCAGGCTGATCCCGCCGTCCGTATAGATAAAGGCTTCCTCGCCTTCCTCTGCGTTGTAATCCGCGCTGTGCTCCACGATCTCGTCGATCACCGCGCCCGGGTTGCAGCCCGCCAGCACCAGACTCAGCTCCCGGATCACACCGTGCATCACGGTCTGGCCTGCTTTCTTCAGTCCATTTGCAAAGATGCTCATGGCATCAATGTCGCCGCTGCGCACAGCTTCCAGTGCGCTCTGGCCGCTGGGGCTGTCGTTCATCTTCACATAGGCATAAACGCCGTCTTTCCGGTTCTGCAAAAGGGCGTGCCCCAGCACATGCTCCGGGTCCGAGTGGTCGTGGTTCCACACCACCGGCACCTTTCGCCCGTCGTCGCCCTTAAAGGCGTCCGGTGCGATGGTCAGTCCGTCATAGCACAGGGTGTTCGCCTTGGTCGCATAGCCGGAAAAATCGTAGTCGAATTTCTTCGCCATTTTGATTTCTTAAATCTCCTTCCTCAAGATTCCGTTAAGAATCTTTCTCCCTCGCCAAAAGCCTGTCTACAGTCTCCTTGCCGCCTGCCATGGCGGTAGGGTTCTGCATCTGGTCGGTGCTCTGATTCAGGTTCTTGTTGCTCAGCTCGTCCGCACGCGGGTCCTTCGAGGGTTTCAGACCGATCGCCTGCCGGAACTCGTTGGAGCTCATGATCTCGTTGCGAGTGAACTTGTCTGCCATCTCGGCCACCGTGCCAATGGGTGCCAGTTTGAACGGATCCCGGAAGAACAAAATACTCTGCCGCTGGCCGCGGGCGGTCTTGGTCAGGAACTTCCGCTTCATCTCGTCCACGATCGCGCTGACGATGGGCTCCACGATGCGGTTGTAGTAGTTGGTCATCGCTGCCTCGTCTGCCGTCCCGTTCATGATCTCGAGGGTAATACCCAATTGACTGTAAAACATGTTCGTCAGGTATTCGATCTGCTTCAGAAGGTTGTTTTCAAGGCTGCGGTTCAGCTGCGTCACCCGCTCGGTGCCGTCCGTCCACGCAATTCCGTATTTCGAGTCGCGAAGCTGGTCTTCGATCTCCTGTCGGCGCTTGTTGGCCTGCTCCCGGCGTGCGTCGCTTTTCACAACGTAGGGCAGCTGAATGATCAGGTCCAGCTTCCCTGCACCTGCCTGCTCGTCCACCACGTCGAGTAAGCTCAGCTTGCGGATCAGGCGCTGCATCGTGCTGTTCGGCTCGTTCATGATGGCGTAGAATGGGTTCTCAATCAGAGCCACAGTCTTTTTCGGCAGGACCAGTTCCTCTTTCTGCCCGGTCCTGTCGTTGTAAAGCCGCACCCGCACATGCTCGGGATACCATTCCAGCACCTTGCCCACCCGCATGGAGTAGATTTTGTAGCTGTCACTCCGGCTGGGGTCGTAATTCGTTTCCACCGGCACCACGGCCACCACGCCTTCGTCCAGCATGCTCATCACAATGTCCTGCACAAGCCCCCGGCCCGTCTGGTCCAGGTTTGCTTCGAGGTTCAGGCAAGAATTAAGGCCCGAGTCGATGACCGAATCAAATCGGCCATTTTCGTCGAGCCTTACATGCTGTATCGTGATGGCGCTGCAGTCCATCGAGATGCGGTTGTATACGCTGGTCACAAAGGTGCGTTCGTTCCCCCGCGTCAGCCGCACCCGGTCAGGCCGGTAACTGTACCCGCCTGCATACCCTCCAAAGTTCCGGGGAGGGTCTCGGTTCAGAAAAGCGTTCCAGGCGTGCTTCAGCCGGGAACCCAATGTCGGATTTGCTTCCATTTTGAATTTTTCCTCCAAAAAGAAAAAGCGCATCAGCCATTAAGCCAATGCGCTCGCTGAGTTCTGCCAGTTTAGCTGAACTCGATCTCAATTTTGTTTTTGCTCAAAAGGGTCACGATGGTTCCTTTGTTTCACCTCTTATGCCCCATGTACTTTCATGATCGCTGAAATCGCTGTAGCGGCCATACCTTTTTGAATTACCTGCGAATCAACGATATCTTTTCCGATTTTTGCTACTGTGTTATAGTTGTTATAGAGATTGCTTAAAGTCCCCAATGCTGCTGCCGCAGTTCCTGCAATTGCAACCGCCTGTTTAACTCTGTTAGGTTTTGCAATCAAAGATTGATACTGTTTTTCTTTCTGAAGGCGATTGATTTTTGCATTGAGATCTGCATCACTCAGTTCCTGAATCCTTTTCTTATCATGAGCGCGAGTGTATTCAGGATGGTCATCCTGCTGATATCGTTTTTTCCCTTCAACGGTCAGTGTACCGTCCTGATTTTGATATCTTCGTACGCCCCACTTTTGGCCCTTGATACCCCAATGCCAAAGGCAATCATTATAAGTCATCAATATATCACCTCTATATCTATTGCATTCATACACCACCACTGTTATACTAAATTAAATTAGCATCTTTAACGTCTACTTGGTTTGAGGAGGTTTGAATATGCCCGAATCCGAAATGTTCCCTCTCCAGTCTGTCGGCTGTGAAGTCGCTTCTTGCAATGCCCCACTCGACTTTGGTGATGCAACTCGTTTCCGTAAGGTCGAGTTCCCAGAGCAAGCTGGGCTTGCAGCCAATTCCCTTCTACAGCTTGTTCCTGCAAAACTTGCGGCAGAAGCAGCATCAAACACCTATGTTCTCCGATTTCCAAAAGGCATTCGGGGCTCGCTTATGAACTTGCATCAGGGGGGTCAGTCTACTTCCATGAAGGATGCTACTGGACATTTTGTAGGAACCGCATCGTTGTATCGTTCTGATTCGTTGTCACTGGCCGCCTTTCAGGTATTCAGCATCGCATCTTTTGCAACAGGTCAGTATTTTCTTACGGATATCAGCTCTAAGCTGACCGAAGTCAATAAGAAGCTTGATGACCTTCTTGCATTTCTGCAAACCTCAAAGCGCACAGAACTTCTCTCCGAGCTGACTTTTGTGAAATATGCACTAGCAAATTATTCAACCATCATGCTCAACGATGCTCAGCGTATTGCAACAATTGGAAATCTCCAGCGTGCAAAAACGAAAGCAATTGCCAACATAGAGTTTTACGCAGAGCAGCTTGAGAGTTCAGTCGGCGGAAAAGCAAATGAAAGCCAAATCCAAATCGTTTTACAGAACAAGCAGGGCATTGATCTCGCATCCCAGCTTTATGCTATCAGCGGAATCATGGAAACCTACTATTCGCAAAACTGGAACGAATCTTATCTTGCAAATATCAAAGATGATGCCAAGCCGCTCTTTGCTCTTACGCAAAACCGCATGATTGGCGCTTTAAGAACATTCTCTGATAAGGTATCTAAAGAACTTGAGGGTCGAAAGAAAAATCCTCTTGCTAAGAATGAGGTTTCCCAAAAAGAGCGTGAAGTTCTTCGGGTGTTCGACGCCCTGAATTCTCAGACCGAATCTCCGCTTCTCATTTTGATGAAGGATGCCCTGAATAAGCCTTCGGAGGAAACAGAACTCTACCTTCGTCCTGATGGGACAGTGTATCAAAAAATTCAGCCACAGGCTGTATAAAGGTTTATGCTTATGTACATAGTCACAGTCGTCGTAAGTTGTATCCGCTCTACACTTTTATATCTTGGCTTGATTTCTGCTGTTAGAGAACATTCTTTTCAATTACTTCTTCTGTACTTAATATTGCTCGCCATTCTTGTCCTATTTAACAAACTTTCAAAGGATCATATTCCGATGGAAGATACTATTTTTTATGCAATTACTCACGACATCCTAGCACCGATTCTTGGCATCAGATCTCTTGTAAAATTACTGCTCCATAAGTACCTTGACGGCCCGAATGAACCTCATGCAGAAATCTTTCTGGCGCAGGGCATCACAGAAGCCGCATGGTCAGTTCTTTTTCTGGCATATCTTGTAATCGACGTACTATAATCACTCAAACGCATCCCGGTTCACCTTATAAGCTACATACGCATCCATCATAGCGGCAACCGCATCGATCTTCTGGTCATATCGTTGTTTCAGAAGCTTGCGGTTGCCGTTTGTGTCTTCCAGCGTAATGCAGTTGCCCATGGCAAATTGCATCAGCGCTTCGTCAAACAGCAGTTTCCGCTGTTCGCTCAGCTTCTTCAGCTCACCCAGCGGTACACTCTCCGTCTTTGCGCCCTGAATCACCTTCTCGATGGCATACTCGCCGTTTTCCCGCGCCCACCGCTCCACAAAGTCCTTTGCGTTGTAGGGGTCGTAGCCAAAGGCACGCACGTCGTACCCGCTGTTCTCGATGAAGGCGTCCAGGTCGTCGTACACTTCCATCATGTCCAGCACCGTGCCTTCCATGATGACCAGTGTCCCCTCCCGCATGAACTCGTCATACTTCTGGCGCATGGCCTGTGGTAGTTTCGAGAGGGTGTAGCTCGTGATGTAGTCCCGTGTCTTCACGCCGAAATATCCGTGCTCCATCGGGAACAGGAAGGTAAAGGCGCAGAAGTCGTCACCCTGCGAAAGGTCCGCCCCCATGGCACAGGCCATCTGCCAGAAGTCCCGGTGCCGGTGCGGTAGGGTCTCCTCGTAGGGGAAGAAGTAGGTGTAACCTTCCATCGGGATGCCGAAGCGTTTGGCCAGAATGTCGTTCCGGCTCGCCGGTGCTTTCTCGGCGCGCTCCACGTCCAGCTGGTAGGCTTCATAACTCACGGTCAACCCCAGGTTCGGGTTCGCCTTCACCCACATCGACGGGTCGTTCACTTCTTCAATGCTGTCCAGCTTGTAGTACCAGATGGACACATGCGGGTTGACGTAATCCCCTTTCAGGATGCTCATCAATTCCATTTTGATGGAGTCGCCGCAGCCGTTGCGCACCGTGCCCTCGCTGCTGGTCGCCACGATCAGGTAATCGTTCACCTTCGAACTGCCCTGCTCGATGGCACCAATGGGGTCTTCCCGGATGGGGCAGCTGAGCCACTCGTCTACTGTTGCCACCTTGTCTCTCCGGCCCTGCAGCTTGTCGATGCTCATGGGCCGAATTTCCAAAAGGCTGTTGGTCAGGAAGTTTTCGATGCCCTTCTTCGTGCTGGCCAGCTTCACCCTGCCGGAAGCAGCACCCGTCGTGTTCTGCAGGCTGCCTTCCGTCATAAAACGATAAAGAGGTCCTCTCGCCCGCGCGATCGCTGTGCGCACCGGTGAGAGGACTTCTTCTGCCTGTTTCATGGTGGGCGCTGTGGTGATCTGCTGGGTGGTGTACCCGTCTACGGAAAGGAAGTATTGCTGGATGCAGCTGTCGTACATGCTCTTTGCCGCACCGCGCGCCACGATCAGGTACTGCTTTCGCACCAGTCGGTGCTTGATGCGCTTCTGCTCGTAGTGGCCGCCGTGTCCGTCCGGGTTTGGTTTGTATACCGTGCGTTCCTCAAAGTAGTACCACCCGAAGATCTGCTCTGCCCACAGCTTGAAAGTCTCCAGCAGTTTCAGGTCCGTGCCATCCGTCAGGGTCAGCTCCCGTTCGCAGAATTTCACAAAGCCGTCCATGGCCTTGTCATCATAGTAAACGCCCGGGTTCGCGATCAGGTCGTCGATCCGGTTCATCTCCATGCTGATCTCTCTGCAAACGGGAATTTCCCCGCGCATCACGGCCTCCCGGAACCGGCCGTAGTAGATCGGCGTTGCCGTGTTCGAGAGTGCCATTTTGAATTTTTCCTTCCTGCGGGTGCGTTACGGTTTTGCCGCAGCACTGCGGCGGAACGCATTGCCGGTGATCTCCTTGAAATCATCATCGGTGATGATGCCCTTGATAACGTAGATACGCAGCATTGCTTCGCTGATGCGATTGCCGCGCCAACGTTCGGCCAATTTTTCTTTTGTCGTCATCTGTCCTGCCTCCTTACTCTGCATCCGGCATGCTCAGCGCAACGATATCTTCCAGCGCATCTGCAATGCGCGTCTGATCGCTTACCGTATCTTCGGTGGAGCCCTTGCCTGCGGCATCTTCGAAGTTTTCAATGGCATCCAAATAGTCCTGATCGCAAGTGCAGGCGCTGAAATCGCAGCCTGCTTTGACCATCATGGAAACATAGTCATCAAAAACAAGCGCCACAGACCCGTTGATCACGCCGCCGCCAACGATCATTTTGGTGCGCTTTGCCCACGGATAACGAGAAAGCCACTGTTCTGCGGTGAGCTCCTCACCGATCGGCGTAAAAACAGGACTTACATTATCATAGATTTTGTAACGAGACACGTTTTGTCCTCCTTAACTTTGATTCTTTAACTCGAAATATTCGACGTACAAGCTTCCGCCACCGGCAACCAGCGCATAATTTCCGACAGAGACGATCGTTGCCTTTGTTCTTCCCACGCTCAAGCTATAAGAAGTTCGCGTGAAAGATGCATCAAAAACATCAACGACTGTGCTCTTGTTGTCTCCGCCTGCAAAAATCAAGCGCTTATCCATGCCGGAGCCCAATGTGCCTGTCGCGGTATTAGAACGACTGGAGCTCAAAGCAATCGTAGTGTCTCTGGTCAGCGACGCATTGTATCGGTCAATGTATGGCGTAGCCGTTGTGCCGCCGCCGAACACTGCATACCCCGCAAAAGACGCGCCCTGAAAATTTGTTCTGATTGCCGAGAGGTTCTCTAAAGTGTGCTTCGTCAACGCAGCATCGTAGCATTCCACCAGGGAATAACTCGTCGAGTCATCCTTACCGCCTGCAAAGATCGCGTACTCGCCGATCGAAGCACCGGCCAGATAATATCGTGCCGTACCCAAAGCGGTAATTGTGCGCCGGGTCAAAGAATTATCGTAGGCATCCGTTGTGTTGGAACTCGTATTGTTGACCCATCCGGCAAAGATCAGATGGTTCGTGGTGTTTGCGGTGGCACAGTTGCACTTTGCAGAACTCAGGTCCGTCAATTGCGTTTGCGTCAAAGATGTGTTGTATGAGATGGCCTCATCACATCTTATTATTTTTGCTTTGCCGAAAAGAGGTTTGTATAAATAATATCCGCCTGCGAAAACGGCTTTATTATTTATCACTCCACTCAGCATGCCTGATCTCCATTTATCGGTATAGTTTGAGAAGCTAAGCTGCGCAATGTTTTGTGCAGTCAATGAAGAATCATAGGCATTTACGCTGTCCGAATAATCATATTCGTTTGATTGCCCTTTATCGCCGCCTGCAAAAATCGCATAATTGCCAACGGACGCTCCAGCAACATTATTTATAGAACCAAAATTTCCATTTAAACTTTTCGAACTACTCATTCTTAATGGGACATTCGTCTTCCCTCCATAAACAATCGTTCTCAAATCCGAAAAGAATGGTTTCGCAACGCCATTTTTTCCGATATAAGCCTTTCGAACCCTTCGCGCTTTTACGCCGGTGGAAACACCAGTCTGAACATATTCAAGCCGTTCATATTTTGCAGAGAGTGAGAAGGTTCCATCACTGTTACCATCGTTATCATGATGGATTTCGATGCTTATGGATTCTCCCGATTTGATTACCCCGGTCCAGGTTCCAGACTTGTTATAGGTACTGCTTGAGTTCCATTTTATAATATAAGTATCCCCAACTTTAAGGTATACTTTGACATCATCACTCGAATTCGAAGTAGAGCAATAAATCTCCCAATTGATGGTAATGGTCATATTTTTCGTTGCAGTATATGTGCCGCTGGTGCTTGAGAATGAAGTTGCCGGGCATTCATAAGGATTTTTTCCAGAGAAGAATTCCGGGTAATTGCCCCAATTGATTTGTGTATTGACCGTTTTATTTTGATACCCGTAAACCGGTGATGACCCATTCACTCCGAGACGCAGGTGTTTGACTTCTCTTGCCGCATTGGATTTACCCAAATAAAATTTATGAGCCATAAGAGGGCCTCCTTACTCATAAACAAGGTAGATCGCGCCATCTTCCAATTCTGAGACACCGGCGGTCAGATCTTTCGTTCCCGAGCCGATCTTGATACCGCCAAGGGCATTCAAAGTGGCCGCGGGCAAACTGTATTCCTGTGCGTTTGCACTCAGCGTGCCGTCCTTCTCCACCGTCAGTCCTTTGCCGACTTTGATTCCGCCCAGCTCGGCTGCAGTGGCGGCTCGATTCGGGAGATAGTTTTTTAAAAGCTCCGTGATTTCCCCATGCGTCGGATAATTCGATAAGTCGATCCGGGGCACGCTCTCGACCCAGACATTGGCACTGCCATCCCAGAGCCAGATACTGTTGGTGGAGCCGACGATAGCCCAGTCGCCCTTCGCGCCGTTCGGCACTGCAGCCGTCAGAGCTCCTTCTGTCTCAAACCAGCCTTTGTAGCCTTCCGCCACGGTGCGCACCTCATCCGCGTACTTTTTGGCGTTTGCTTCGCTGGTCTTCGCGTTTGTCTCGGAGATGGCTGCATTTGTTTCGCTGGTTTTGGCCGCAGTGGCACTGTCACCGGCTTTGGTCGCAGCGCTGCTTGCCGCAGTGGCGCTGTTGCTTGCCGCAGTGGCTGAAGTGGCTGCTTTCGCCGCAGAGCTTCCAGCGTTGGTTTCGCTCGTCTTGGCCGCGGTCGCGCTCGATTGCGCGGCAGTGGCGCTGTTGCCCGCTGCCGTGGCCGAAGTGGCTGCGTTGCTTTCACTGGTCTTTGCCGCAGTCGCACTGCTGCCCGCTGCCACGGCACTTGAACTTGCCGAAGATGCAGAACCTGCTGCACTGGAAGCACTCCCAGCTGCCGCGCTGGCACTCCTGGCCGCACTGGAAGCACTTTCACCGGCCGCATCGGCATAGTTCGACGCAGCCGTTTTGGAGCTCTCTGCCGATTTGGCATACGCGTCCATCTGCTGCAGCACGGTCCCGGCATGAACGGTCAGTTCGTTCTTCAGCTTGCTCAGGAAGTCTACGATCTGTGGCTGGTTGCCTTCCACGTCAACTTCCAGTCCCTCCAGCACGCTTGCCGCACCAAGGGTCGTGTGATACGCCTTCTGCACCACGCCGCTGCTGTCGGCCGTGAAGCAGTTCACCACAAAGAGCACGGTGCCCTTCGTCATCACGGCATCTGCGGCCACCACCCAGATAAAGCTGAAGGTGTCCGTGTCCACGGTCTTCTCGCTTACCGTGAAGTAGTTCGCCTCACCGTCCGCATTTTGATAGTTGATACGGATTTGGAAACTTGAGAGGTCGCTTCCGTGATAGTATCGGTTCATGCGGAAGCGTACCCGGTTCACATCCTTATCGCCCTCCACGCCCAGCACGACGCCCCGCTCGGGGACGGTGATGATGCGCAAATGTTCGTCAATGAGAAACGAAAGCTCGTCGTCGTTTTCGGTCGTTTCCGCCGCCAGCAGTTCGTCTACCGTCGCCATTCCATCCCCCTCTTTCAGTTTTCGTCGCCGCCAAGCCCTTCCAGACTTGTTCCGGTCCCAATGGTCGTCCCGAACGCCTGTTCAATGGTGCCGTCTGTGTCCTTCTTCACACAGTACACTGTAAACCGCACTGTGCCTTTCGACGACACCACGTCTTTGCCCACCACCCAGGTGAACCGTACGGCATCCTCACTCACGGTCTTGTCGCTGGTCAGGGCAATGCCGCGTTCACCTTCAGCGTTGTCGTAATGTACCTCGATGGCAAAATCCGAAAGGTCGGTCCCACGGTAGTAGCGCGGCATCCGAAAGCGCACCAGATTCACGTCTTTGTCGCCTTCTACACCCAGCACTGTCCCGCGCTCCGGCACTGAAATGAGCCGGAAGTCCTTGTCAATGACAAAGCACAGTTCTTCTTCCTCCCGGTTCGGCTCGGCCATGCTGGCCAGCACATCTTCCACACTTGCCATCACGTCACCTGCTCGATCAGTACCGGGTTTGTCTTCATGCGGGTCTTGCCCGTCTGGCCGATCAGCTGCACCTTGAAGCTCCTACCGTCGGTCACTTCGTCCGGCACCATGCACTCAAAGTCCGCGTTCACAGCCATGGCGTATTCGTCGTTGAACACCAGCACCTTCTTGGCGTAGAGCCAGTCATTGTCCGCGATCTTCAGCCGACAGCGCAGATATCCCTTGCTCCCGGAGATGATGCCGCCAAAGTCGCCGTCCTTGCGCAGGGTCTGCCCCTCGACGGCAAACGGTAAAGTTCGCATTACTTCTCCTCCTTGTCGCACATCACATACAGCCGCCATTCCAGTTCGCTGATCTGGTTCTTGACGGCCTCCATCACAGTGCTCGACTGCGGCGGGTCAAACAGCAGCTTCACCTTTAGTGCCACATAGCTCTTCACCGCCTCGATGTCCGGGCCGTCCGCCATGTACTGGCTCCATGTCGCCGTCGCATCGCTGATGGAAAAACCGCCCGCCGGGCCCACGCCCATCTGCCGCAGGATCATCAGCACACTGTTGATATGCATGATAAGGTCCGGGTCAAATGCCGTATACTCCTCGGTCAGGCCAAGGAGCTTCTTTACCGAGGTCAGGATACTGTCCATTGTTTATCTCCTTAGTCCACGATGCACTGGTTGTCCCACTTCTTGTAGGCATCCAGATAGGTCTCGCCCTTGTCGCCGTTGTGGGTGACTTCGTAGTACATGCCGTCCGCCACGGTGGTGCTCACCAGCGCCTTCCAGTTCTGCAAAGTCTTCGAGAACCAGACGACATACACGTCATTCAGCGTCAGCTTCACACCGCTGGTCGGGTCTGCGTGCTCGTTGAAGTAGTCCACCACCAGCTGGCGTGCGTAGGTCATAAAGTCGGTTTTGTTCATTTTGAATTTCCTCCTTCTTGCTGTGCTCTTCCTTCTACGTTATACTAAAGTGCAGAAAGGAAGTGCTCTCATGGAAATCATTTCGGTCATCATCAGCGTCCTTAGTCTCGGATTGTCAATTGTCTTTGCTGCCCCGCACTTACATAAAAGAACGCGAATCCTATTCGATGGACATTATTGATTATCGCGCCTTTTGCACCGAATCCCAGTTTCTGCTCTGTTTCAGCAATACTTCGACTTGTCCGCTGACAATCATTGACATCAGATACGATGGACTAATTTGCTTGCTCGAGCCCAAAGCGATTGAAACCAAGCTGGATGGCACCATCGTCCGTGCTTCTGCGCAGTTTCCGCTTTGCATTCCTGCTCATGGAGCACAGTATGCATACGTTCTTTTTCCCGATGCAGGAGTTCAGCATAAGCCGCTAACTCCCGGAACAGTCGTGAACTTTCAAATCCAGACCACTCGGAGTCTTTCACAAAGAACCGTAATTCTTTCGCATACGGGGTATTATCTGCATAAAGAGTTGTACCAGTGAGCTCAAATCTCTTAGCAAGGCGCTTTTTCAATCCGAGTTTCTTTAACGCTTTCCATTCATCGGAAGACATCCAGAAGCTGACATAACAGCCTTCTTCTCCAAAAGCAGGTTCAATTTTCAGACCCGGATAAACGGCATTATTCTTCATAATCCATCACATTTCCGGCCGCAATGGCTGCGTTTGCCCAGAACAGCGCTTCGTCCAGTTTTGTCAGAGCAAGGCTGCGCTCCCTGCTCGGTGAGATTCTCCGGATCATTTCTTCTGCCTGCGACATCTTCACCCGCAGACTGCTGCTGTAAGCAGATTCCACGAGATCAAGCTTTCGTACAGGATACATCTCATTTCCTCCATGGACACGTGTCGCCCGGTCTTCGCTCTGTGTACATAGGCTTCAGAATCGTGTCATCCCCGTAGTGGATGGCTTTATGCGTCCGGTCACTCACACAGATCACGTTCTCCGGGTCAAGCAGTGCATCCGTGTGCCCGATCACATCCTCTTTTGTCAGCGGGTTCAGGTGATGGATGATGATTCTCGGCCGGATGGGCTTTCCGTTCCGTATCACCCAGTCTGTGATCTCATGGTCAGGGCAACCAAGGTCACACCCGCTGTCCCGCACAATGATCCTGTCCCGGAACGCCCTCCACTCTCTTGATCGGTAGAAGTCCTGATTCAGATATCGGTCAAAGCCAAAGGTGTCATACCCAACTTTCCCGTGCAGTTGCAAGTAATGAAATCGGTCTTCAAAGGTCGCATACTGGCAAAGCTCAGAGTATGTCTTCCTGTCCATATGCTCAGTACCCAATGCACCAGCAGACCATGGCAAATGCCGTGCAGATCATTGAAAGACAGATCAGTTTGCCATGCAGGTTCTCAAGGCCTCCCGCTTCGTCATGGCAAACACACTCAAATGTAAAGATCAGTGTACACCAGCATCCGAACCCGCCGATCCGCTTATCAATGATCCTTGGGAGTCCAACCGCGATGGCCGTCAGAAGCGACAGAATACTCGGAGGCAGATACCACCAGTAGCGTGTGCTTGTTGGTTGTTCTCTGTCCGTAAGAATACACGCCAGCTGAAGCCACGGCAGTGCTGCCATCAGCCAGAAGCAAACTTTCTCAAGTCCAGTCATTGCCGTCGTCCTCCTCGTCCTGTCCGTTATATACCCGCATGGCCTTGATGGCTTCGGCATATATTTCTTCGGTGTTCTTCGCCGCCTGCAGTGCTTCGGTCTTTGCCCGCAGAAGTTTGTTTTCTTCTTCCAGCTTCTCTTTCTCCAGCTCTGACTTGAATGTAGCCAGTTTCAGAAAATGGGTCGTCTCGGCCGAGGAAGCAGTGCCTTCCCGCAGCCGCTTTTCAACCAGATCCATTGCCAGAGAGATCATCTGGTTCTCTCTCGCCTCCGGAGACAATGCCGGCCGCATTCCGACATCCTCGCCAGATGAGACCTTTCTTGTCTTCATGCGTTTTCATTCCTTTCGGGCGGATCCGTGTTACCGGGTAACCGCCTCATATGTTTTCTCGAAGATATCAGGCTTACAGGGATAAATTTCACCCTTGATTCCCTGGATCACATAGTCGCCATAATTCGCATGATGCCAGCCTTCAAGCGTTTTAATGTCGGCATTCGTATCATGTGCGTGATAAAAGCCGGAACTCTGTCCGTGCAGAATGATGTCATTCTTCGCAACGGCATCCGTGAACCAGTCCGGCATATTGTCGATGCCGAGCTGAAATGCCTCGATCACAACAGGCTTCTTTCGAAATTTCATCGTCATCCTCTTTTCGAGTTTTGTCTTTTTATTCTCTTTCGTACGGGTTTATCGTCACTTCTATTAACTTTCGTGCCGCTTTTGAGCACTTTGCGTTGACTTTGAACGACTTTTGCAATACTTTTCTGCACTTTTAGCTTTTGTAAAGGCTTATGGGAGCTGTTAGAGAGAATGTTTTTATGAAGGTAAAGGAGAAATCATGATGCCGTAAAACCCAAAAAGCAATCCATTTGAAAGGAGGTGTCAGAACACTATCCCATAAGCCCTTACAAAAGCTCTGATTGCCAAAACAATCAGAGCAGAAAATCCAATACCCGGCTCTGTCTACACCCAAAGCCCAAATATCAATTTTACCTCCGGGGAAATATCAAAGACCGGCGCGATTTAGGGAGGGGGTGGATTTTTCAGACCCCCTCCCCCTGTCTAAACGTTCTGTTTAAGCAGCGTTGTCACCGTTTTCACTGTCGGGAAGGGTCTTTTTGACCTTCCGGTACAGGTTCAAAGGATCAGCTTTGATAATTTGATCGATTGCCTGCTCAATTTCATAAGCATTTTCGTTATCAGACAGCTGATCCGAGGTGTACGCGAGCCGCGCAAGGAGCCCGCAGGAGTTGTAGCCGTGGTCACAGTCAAAACGATACCACTGATCGAACTGGTCGTGCGGATCATAAGGATTATCGACCGTAGTAATGAAACAACGAACCATAATTTTTTCTTCCTTTCGACCTTATTTGTTCAGAGCATCGTAAATCGTGGACTTTGGAACGCCGCAGGCTTCAGCAATCTGCTCGTACGTATATCCGCCGTTGAGCATTGCTTTTGCTTTACTGAGTTTTGCAGACGAAAGCTTTGCAGTTGCTTTTGGCATTGCGCGCTTAACGATTTCAGTTGAATCAGAAGAATTCAAGAACTTTGTCAGCAGCGAATCAGAAATTGCGTGCTTCTGAACAGCTTCCCATTCGCGGTCGCTGAAGACGATCTTGGTCTTACTACTGTTAGCCCCAACCTGTTCACGGGCGCGCTGCATCTCGACACTTGAGATCTTCTTGATTTCTTTCTTATCGTCCTTATTGTTGTAGTCCAGACCGCGAGCTTCGACAATTGCCTTGATTTTGGAGTTTGCGATGATCATGGCACGGCGCTCTTTCGGCTTATTGGCCAGAACAGCCTGATACTTCTCGTTCAGAGATGCCACTTCAGCTGCATACTCCTTGGCTGCTGCCGGGTCACGCTGGATACCCTTCATGTTGACGGATTCCTTGCGTGCCTTGTTGGCCATTGCCTTCAGAGAATTGGAGAAGGTCGCATACAGTTCTTCCTGGGGCGTACCCGAAGACAAGGGACGAACGTCGTCCATCAGCGAGATGCGGCTGACTTCTGTCTCTGCAATGCGCTGCTTGCCATTCTTGTCGGGGTAGGTTCGCCCGCTCTCCTTATAGATGGGTTTGCCTGTTTCCTTGTCGATACGCACGCTGCCGCGGCGTTCAGGAATGCGAACAGTCTGCTTACGTCGGGACAGCAGGGTGGATGCACCGCCGTACTTTTCAGTGCCATCTTCCTCAGTACGAATCTGGTACTTACGCTTCAGCTCCTGGATACCGTTCTCTTTCTCGGAGCGCTTGTAATCCAGCTTGTGCTTCTCCGCATCAATAACGACCATTGAGTGGCGCACTGCACGCTCCAAATCTTCGGTCGGTGCTCCGCGCAGTGTCATGTCAGTAATGAGATTGGAGATGATACCCATCTCTTTCTGCTTCTCATCCTTCTTCATCAGACGCACGTTGTTCGGGTTGCCTTCCGGAACAGCATAGGCCGTCTTCGGATCGAAGTTTTTCAGTCCAGGCAGTGGATCAGTAGAGTTGATGCGCACCTTATCGCTCATCGGGATAGCCATAACGGTGTCGCCGTCGAAGTCCGCACCCGACAGGCGTTCAGCAACCTTGGAACTGATGCCAATTGCATCCCGAACATTGCCGAGATTGTTTTTGCCGCTGGCATTCTTGTTGTTGACAGTGACAATAGGGATCTCAAAGGTACCTGCATGAGGATAGCGAACCAGCGCAAGCTGGGTACCATTCTCATATGTAGGGCAGTAAGCTTCAGTCTCCTTGATCTTGTCCAGAGGAAGGATGACTTTCGTTGCCTGACCGGGAAATGCCGATGCCTTCAGCGTCATGGATGTGCCATCGCACTTCTCCGCGAAGTCCATCAGCATCTTTTTCTTGACGGTCGGGTTCGTGTAGTGCATGATCTCGTCGTACTCAGCCTTATAATCGGCCATGGTGAGATCAAGCTGCTTCTTAATCAGCGGCAGGGGCTGCTTAGAAAGAAACTGAGATGAAACGCTCTTGGACATATCGTCCCAGTCGCCTTCCCACTTCAGTTTGTTGATGGGAGAAAGATGCTCTTTACCATCTTTGCCAGCATAAGTGCTCTGACCTTCAGCAGTAATGGCTGCGCCAAACGGATTGCCCGGGTCGTTCTTGATTTCCTTGAAGACCTTCATCTTAGGCGTACCAGAAGGTTTGTTCGTGTTGAACACAATGTCCACACCATCCGGCATATTGTCGGAATACATGGCCATGCCCTTCAGATAGTGGCTGTTGTCCACCATGATACGAACCTGAGCATAATGGGAATTGCCCAAATCCAGATCAGGCACACCACGGCGAATCTCCATGACGCCGTCCTTTGCAAGACCGCCTTCATCGCCATAGCGAACGGCAACACGCTTTGAGTCCAAACTCGAAGGAGGCTGCAACTGGCGAAATGAACTGCCACCATCATCAGAATAATAGTCGCCCAGAGACTGGATGTCACCCTGATGCTTATAGGCATAACTCTGGTCATATTCCGGCTTTGCCAGAACAGTGATGTTGGTCTGCTGACGGAAGTTGGTGGGCTGCTTGATGCCGACGCCATAGCGCTTGTAGCCATGCTCTGCTTCCAGAATATAAATGGCTTCATCCATCTTACCTTCCGATACACCGAGAACCAGATTTGTGCCTTCTGACACATCAACCATGCCCTTCTTGTCTACTTCCTTCTTCAAGGTTTCAGCAATCTTCTCGGCTTGATCTTTCTTGGTGCCGACACCGTTCTTATACATAGAGCGAACGGTGGATTCCGGAAGGCCGAGCTTCTGGCCGATCTCAGTCCAGCCCATGTCAGGGTTTTCCTTCTTCAGCTTCTGGATGTCGTCCCACTGCTGCGCCTTGCGGTCATGACCAGCTTTGGTTTTGGCAACACGGAACTCTGTGGCTCCGAGCTTATAATCGTCGGGCAGGGTGCTGTTGATAGCATCGAGGATTTCGCCTTCCACCATACCTTTATTCTTCAGCTGATCTACGCGAGACAGGAAGTCGCCAGAATGCTGATACGGGGTCTCACCGCTGCCCCACGGATAGCGGCCAGAATGACGTTTTGTGCCATAATGCTCCAGTGTATCGCCTTCGCCGCCATACTCGATGCCAAAGTAGTTCTTCAAATCTTTCTCAACCGGGTTCATCATATCAGCACACTCCCATTCTCAGCTTTGCAATGATCGGATCAAACTCACGAATTTTGTCCATAATCGGATTGATGTCATCAGGGCCAGGATTCGCGATGAGAATATCATCGGACTGGTAGATGCGGTTCTCGATCTGGATTTTCTCGGGCTTGATTCGATATTCGAGGCAGAACAGTGCGTCATAAATCAGCAGTTGTTCCATGTGCGCCGGAATCATTCCGGTCTTGAGATCGTGGATACGAAGAATATCATCTCGGAAGCAGATGGAGTCTGCCGTTCCGAAACAGTTGTCAGAATAATAGAGAACCTGCTCAGGCGTCATACGGAAGCCAATAGCATCGTTGACGTAATTATTCAGGGTTTTCTTTGAACGGGGAAGCTTTTGGCCAAGTTCGATGCACTTTGCTGCGAACTCGTGCAGTTCGGTGCCTTTCTGTGTGGCCATAAAGTTCGTATAGACAACGGCAAGTTTGTCGGGATCATAATTGATCCAGCTATACTTACTAGCGCTGAGAAAAGCGTGCTGTCCTCTCAGACGCGAATGATCGTTGAAGGTCATTCAGAATCTCCTCCTTATTTTCCGGGTAAATGAACGCCGCATAGCTCATCTGATTCATCAGGTTCACATAGTAATCCTGATTCGGCCGATGCGGGGCATTCGCAGTGCGCTTACCTTCGAGTGCTGCCCACCTATCACGATATAAAACCAAGAGATCAGGCATTCCCTGAATCTCGGTCGGGTCAATGTGCAGGACGATACAGCCCGGAAAGCGCTCTTTGAGTTCTCTTACCAGGTTTGTTTTGAATCGGTTTTCCAGCATAAAAATCTCCTCCAAAAAGAAAGAGGAGTAGCACGTTTGGGACGCACTCTCTCCTCTCCATAAAAGGGGCAGTATTTTTCACGCGGGTCAAAACAGCCCAAAACGGATGCAAACGGACGAAAACAGTCCAAAACGGATAAAAACAGAAATTAGGGTTGTAAAAAAGAAAGAGCCACAGATTTCTCTGCAGCTCCTCGCTTTAAGTCAATCCAACACTTTCATTTCATCAAGAATATCGCTCAGCCTTTCACCATTTTTCTTTCGCCTGTCGATTTCAAGCCATTCTTCATTCGTCAGTTCCCGACGCAACTTCCAATAATGGCCAAGACTCCGATCATAGCAATACAAGTCCTTCAAATCTTGCTCTTTGGCCAACACCGCGTGTTTTGACAGCATTTTTGCACCTGCTGCCACACCGCCAACGACAATTGGTCCATAAGTGATGATTTGCTCCTTGTGCTCATAACACCAAGTCTGTACCTTCATTTTCTTGTCCTGGAACCATTCCCGAATCTGAGCCTTCTTTCGTGCTCTTTCGAGTTCGTCCATAGCGTAAACCTTTGCCATAAATATCTCTCCTTTATATTTTTTGTTTGGATTTCTCCATAAGGGATCAAGTGTTTTTCGCGTCCGGGCAAAAGAAAAAGACGCAGATTTCTCTGCGCCTCTTATCTCTAAAATATCATTCGGGTCGATGCTGATAGAAGAATAAGTACCAGTCGGGCACTCCGGCTTCCAGCATTCGCCCATCGTCGTACTCAAACTTTCCGTAGTCTTCGCTAAGTTCGAGGTTTGATGTCTCATACTCATCCAAGCTTATCGGATGATTGATTTCATCTTCCGTCTTTGTAATGTCACACGCCCGACAGGTCCAGTAACCCTGTACGTCTTCGGTCATTGGCCGACCGCATTCGCACACAGGAATCTTCGTATGCAATTCTACGAACTCGTTTGCATAGCAGGTCACAGAATTTCCGGCAGCGTCCGTAGTGGTCCATTCTTCAAAGCCATCGTCATTGATAAAGCGGTTCATATAAGCCATCTTTATTACCTCATAAGCATCTAATCGGTGTGTACAACGGTTATCTCGAGTATACAACGCTGGTTGGGTTCTTACAAGTTTTTCGCCTTGAACTTTTCGTGAATTTTGGTCTTTGCCCACTTGCCCACTTTTTTCGCTTAACTATATATAATATTTTTATTTTTTTATAGTGTAAATAGAAATAAAAGTGGGTTTTTGGGCAGAAAGGCATTTTTCTTCAAAAATACAACGTATTTACGCTATATTTTATCTAAAAACCGTGCCCACTTTTGATTTTAAAAGTGGGCAGAAAGTGGGCAAATGGCCAGAAATTGTGAAAGTTTTGTTAACAGAATGCCCGATTTTCTAACCTAGAATAGAATTTCACGCTTCTGACACGACTTTACCCAGAAAAAAGTGGGCACGAATTTAAAAAGTGGGCAAAGAAAAAAGACGTCGAACAATTCGCTGACGCCTCTTTTCAGCTAAATTCTAGCTGCTGTCAATGCCAATTTTCATCAGTTCATCATCTCCTCTTCTTCAATTTGATTCAAATATTCGGCCGCCGCATAAATGAAATCTTTCGGCGAAGGCGGTCTATTCAAGGGTCTGCCCATCACTTTTTCCATGACATGACACTGCTCACGCCATGCGATGCCAACCGCTCTGCGAATATCATCGTCAAGACGTTTCCTATCTCGTCCGTATTTGCCGCTAAGGTAGTCATAGCATCCGATCAGCCCTCCCGAATGCTGCCCCTCTGCTGCATCAATTGCGTCACCAAGCATATTGAAGCCAATCAGCCACGGCCCAATGTTGAGTGATCTCAGAAAATCGCGTGTCCGAGCTCTCATTCGATCACCTCCTTTCAAAGTCGCACCGTAAATGCCGTAAAAATCCCGCATCCCAGAACAAGGAAACTCTTTAGAATATCTTTCCCAGGCACAGTCACATGCAGGATTTTACCCTCTCGTCTAGTGCGGACGCCAATCTTAAAGCCCATCGATAAAGCGTGCACATACAGACAGCACATCAAAGCAGCAAGCAGAAATCTTATCATGAACTCACTCCACTTCCTTACTGATCTTCACGAGTTTAATGGCAAGCCGCAGAAGAAGTATCTGGATTTCCTGGGCGTTCTTGAGCATTGCCGAAATATCCTGCGTTGACGAATGACTTTTTACTATCAAGGACACATAGGTATTCGGGTCAAACGTTTCTGCATAGCTTACCAGCATATCCACAAAGTCCTCGCCATTAAGTACGACCCTAAATGTTCCTGTTGAGGCAGTATTGTAAAGATTTACACCGGCTTTAGTTCGGAACATTCCAAAACCGAACTCATCAAGCGCGGCAATATATCTTTCATCAATTTCTTTCATAGTCATTTCTCCACACTTTCCTTTCTCGTCTGGTCATCCTTCGGCCAGTACGTGTAAATATCATCGAACACCACCGGGATCTTGCTCTGCAGTTCCTTCAGCAGCGGGCACATCAGCTCTCTCATCTGAGGATGGGCCGCCACAGGAGTACGCAGCTTGAAGATGTTGCGCCATTCACGGTAGTTGGCTGTCACCACGATCTCGGTCTTCAGGCACAGCGGCAGCACACAACGGGCCTGTTCGGGACGCATACCGTTAGCGATCATAAGCTTGTAGTCCTTTTCGGCATAAGTCATGGCTTCAAGGAACGAACTCTTAATCGTAACCTCGCTATCGTTCAGTTCACAATACTGCTCGCCACGAATATAAGAAGGCCAGATAAACGTCAGCTCCCCACCAAGCTTCTCTTTTGAGTAGTTGCAGTACCGTGTGCTTTCCTGTGCGAAGCTCGCAATGCGGTGCCGCACCAGCTCATTGGCAACGCCACGATCACACGTAAACAGCACGGACAGCTGCGAATGCTCCAGCATAGCCTCATGCCCTTGCTTCACCAGAAAGCGCACCAGCTTCTTTGCCGACTCACCATCCGGCGTGATCTTATCCTCGCTCTTGTAGCAGACCCGGGCCACCCGCTCAATCTGCTGCAACTCCTTGATGCCGCCCTCAGAAATATCAGTGAGGATTTCGTACTTAGGTTCAACGATTTTCATATGTTAGCAATCCTTTCTCTTTCGGGATCTCGCAAAATAGAATCCCAGTCTCTAATAAGTTTCCGTAAGCCATGATCATCTG